GGTAAAAACTGTTCTATGATGGAAATAGGAACTGTTTGAGAAATATCTGGGGCAATATAATAAGTCAAAGTCATGTTAGTATTATCTACTACTGTGATTGTGCCCGGAAAAAACTGATTCAACAACTTTTGAATAGAGTATAAAGTATTATCACTGGAATTGAGGATAATCTTTAACTGGATTAAAATGCGATAAGCATCATCAGATAATGCGAAAGAGTTGGTTGAAGCATACCCATAACGCATCCAAATGATGCCTGTATTAACTCCACCAGCGTATCTTTGTAAACCATTGGGATTACCTGTGTGGCCGGGGTAGCGTTCAAACCCATACGTATTTACCGTTGATGAAGTACCTTGTAGTCTTGAAATGCCTACATACTTGCCAATAATATCTAACTGAACACCTACAGCCGTATTAACATCAAAAGCAACTTGTAAGCTTTGAGTTAAATAGTCACATACGGCTTGTTTACATAATATAGCAACCGTTTGAGTTGCTTTGGGCAACCCACGATATTGTAATATCAGTCGATCCTGATAATACGATACTACATCATTTAAATTAGGATTCATTAAGAAGTAATGTTAATATATGTAGAAGTGTTTGCTGGTATTATAAATTGGTAATTTACTGCAGTAGGACTTACTGTAGTTGACCAAGTAGTACCATCTTTAGATACCGCTTCACCACTAATAACTACATTAGGATATTGAGACTTTATGTAAGATACTATTGAAGTAGTATCTGCTATTTGATTTATGCTATAAGAATTAGCGAAATAATTAAAAACAGATTGAGCTATGTTTGAAGTAGAAATAGAACCTGTAATTGCTTCAGCCGTACATTTAAAATACAGGGGCTGAGTTGTAGCATAATCAAACAAAACGCTAAAATTAGTACCATCAAGTTGTGGTACACTTATAGAGATACTACCTTTCATGCCACAGCCCGCATTACGTTTAACGTAAATAGCATTTGCTACTTCTGTTTGAACGGTAGAATTATTAGTACCAGAAACAATACACCAAATGGAATGACCGGGGACTCCATTAACGTCTGTAGTAGCTGTTATATTTTCATATACAGAAGCATAATTAATTCCATCTATATCTATTAACGCTCCGTATAATCCTGCTAAGTATCCTTTACTTGGTTGAGCTACAGAATATGAACGGCGAATACGAAGTGCTGAATCTGTTTCTTGTGCTACACCAAGACTGGTATAAGGGTTAGGATTATTTACAGAGGTAACTCCTAAAGTTACTGTAACAATAGAAGTAATAGAATTAAGGCTAGATTGAACTGGCCCCATATTTACCGCTTGGAATATTAACGAAGTACTACTTGCAGTTGAAAGCGTAGTTGTAGTTAAAAGCTGATACTGGTTAGTACCATCAGAAACAGTAAAAGCAGTAGTAGGATATAAATCCAAGCCCGGTAAAGTTACTGAAGAAGTATTAGTAACTAGAATAGGTTGTTGTGTATATGTACCCGCTTGACGTATAACACCATTAATTGCACAACGACTGTCCAAAGTAACACCGATCGCTTGATCGGGATCCATGGAAGTATAAATTTGCTGAAGTAATTCAAGCGTATCTTCTACAGCCAAAGCAAATATATTAACCATATTTGCATCTGGTGAATTAGGATTAAGATTAATCGTAGGGCCGTAAATCTGGTAAAGGCCGAAGTATCCCGATTCACCATTTTGAATCGCATTAATAATATCCGATAAACTCTTAATAGTCAGCCCCGAGGCTGTGATGGAATTGGTGGACATATTAATTTAAGACGTTTACAGAGTTAGTAACTGAAGTTGAATAGATGGTATTGATATTATAAGTCAGTGAAAGATTCCTACTGCTACTTAAAGAAGTAGATACTGAATTAACTTTAACTACCCCATAGCAGTTAGATAATAAGTTAGTAAGCTGAATCTTAATCGTGGCTTGTGTATTTCTAGTACCCAATAGATTTATCCAATCAATACCAAAGGTAGCGTTCCAAAAAGCATCATTGTAAAAAGACCTAATGGCCGTAGCTATATTAACCTCAATAGCTTTCTCATCCGTGAGATAACTCCCAAGGCCATTACCAAAACTCCAATCCCCAGTAGCAGGATCTATTGCTCTAAAAATCATGCTCATGTTTTCAACAAATTATTAAGTGCGGTTTGAACATTAGTCAATGCTGTCACAGTAGCTGGGTTTGGAGTAGTACCGTCAGTATTATGCCAAGAAGTTAATGCTGATATTAAAGAAGTTAAAGTTGTAAGTAAGTCGGTAGTACTGTTTGCTAATTTAGCTTTACCTGACCCAAGAGATAAAGTTATAGGGCCAGAGCCGATTAATTGTGTATCGGTTGAAGAGTAAGTACTTAATGGGTTTTTACCAGAAAATAAGCCAACTAAAGCAATTCCATCAGATAAAGAATGAGTTCGTGTAGTGTTGGGGGCATTACCTGTTTGACCCGAGGTATACCAGTTATCCATATCCCTATCATTAAAAAGAACTAGGCATATATCCCCTTTAGTAATCGGGAAGGTAATAGCTCCAGACCCACCATGAAGGATTATTACTGGGACAGATAATAGGGTGGGATACTTAATAAGAGTCCCATTATATACCTCTGCTATGTTTATATTAATGTCGGCAGTCTGAGTATCAGGGTAAAACGCTTGTACTATACCTATTTGATGGCAGTTTAAATCCCTAGAAAGCTCATCTTTTAATAAAAGTTGTAGCCCTCTTTCATCTGGCTGAATAGGGGATTGAGTAGGTGTGGGATAAGTACTCATGTTAAAGTCGGTGGGGCGGGTATATATTGGAGAGCTTCTGTACCATACCAAAGGCTATATGTTGTAGTACGTTGACCACCAACAGAAAATGAAATAAGGCCCTTATGGCTAAAGCCTCTTATTTGATAAACACGGTTAAAAATCGAATTATCTACGCTATTTAATCTAGCTGTTTGATTCATTTGAACCTGTGGATTAAATAGCGTTTTAGCTACTACCATAGCTCCAGAGCGTTCTGGGGGTTCAAGAAGTCCAGTTTCAGCTTCTATAAGTATCTCAGGTAAATCTAATACATCATTATAACCCAATACTTTTAATTGGTTTAAATCGATTGTAGCTGAAACTGACATAGGCAAAAATGCCTTTAATAAGTTAGCCGTAGGGCCATACATGGCTAAAGGTCTTAAATTAGTAAAAGACGTATTGTCAGGAATATTACCAAATAGCGGGGTTGAAGCTAATTTATAAGTGCTAACAAAGTCCTGATTTAAAGTATAAAGAACATTCTTTAATGACGTTCTTGGTAAAGCATTGAAGCTACTAAAAGAATTAGCTAAAGCATGAGCACCATCGAAAGCCTCAATAACGGTTAAAAAATCCCTACCCGGCCTTTTACTATAAGCCCACCGCACCCACCCATTAAAAAGCAAAACCTCTTGACCATTATATCCAGCTTTGAATTGAATATTAGCTCTATCTAAATAAGCGTACTGATCGTGATATAAAAGATTACGGGTATTTTCTTTTAAATTATAAAGTGTAAAAGTAGCAGTTTGTGAGCTACCCCAAAATTGTCTTTGTATTTCAAATTCACAAGTAATCGGTAACTGGATAGTTACAGTTTGTGAAGCATCACGATATGGACTTCCAATAACAGGTTTATATGGCCCACATTCTATAGATAAAGTATATGTAGGATTATTACTAATCATGTGGAGCGTAATAATTCGATTCCATATAAAAGACTCCAACACCATCTAACAAAAACAATTTTGCAAAGCCGCTGGTAAAATCAGTTACATTCATAGGTTCTGTGTTATCAGCGGTAGAACAACCTAAACCAAAAGGGATATTGTTTTGATACTGTCTAAGCATATTTGGCGAACAGACAATACGCCTACCATTTAATGTAATAGATGAAGTATTATTATTCCAAGATAGATCATAAAACCAACCCATCTGCTGAGGAATATAATAAATGGTCATATTAACAATACTACCATCTGAAATGGAAAGATTGAAATTCTGAGTAGTACCTTGATTTATGCCTTGAATTAAATATGCGTTCATAGAATTTAAAAATGAACTGTACCAAGATCTACAGGAATTAAAGAAACATTAGCACTGGAATTTGGTTGATCGACAGAAACCATGTTATTGCATCTGCCAGATAAATTATTAAAATTACAGTTACATTTTTGCATATCTAATTTTTTTAAAAGTAATTGAAAAATCTGATATGTATTTACTATCTTCAGTTTGAGTAACACGAAGATTTTCAATAGCCATATTGCTCATAATACCCCAAGGAGTTTCAACAGAACACGTTTGAGCACTTAACCAAAGCTGATAAAAGAAATCAAAAGCTGCACCTTGTTTACTTAAACCAGCTGGTACTCCATTATATTCATATAGAGTATTAGAAGCTGCAGCTTTACTTTGAGTAGTTATTGGCTGATCTGATAATAAGAAATTAGCCGCGTATTGAGACTGAGCAAAAGTATTAGCTTTTGTTTGAGCACTAGCAGCACTACCACCAAATAAAGAGCCTACGGCTTGGAAAGCCATAGAAGTTAATTGGCTTTTTAAATTGGATTTTAAGCCTTTTGTAGTTTGAACACTAAAAGGTACGGTACTTCCAACCGAGTTTGCTGGAGTTCCATTTACTGCTTGAGAGGTATAAGCAATAAGTTGATTAGTAACTGATGAAGGTAAACTACTACTTGCTGCTACGGCTGCTACAAAGCCGGGTACTGCTGATACATTTGAAGGCTGAGACGAAGTAATAAAGCTACCAATTTGTTGAGCAATATTAGCAGAAGCCCCAAGTTTACCCGCTATCTGAGCTACAAAAGAACCTACAACAGGAATAGTAGATGCAGGTAAACCAAAACCTAAAGCAATGGAAGGCATTAATGCAGCATGAAGTGGAAGCTTAACACCTTTCTGTGTAACTGGTGGGTTCGGATTAGATAAATATCCTACAAGCTCTCCAACGTAACCATTTAAAGTTATGCGTTCTGGTAAACGACCCCACTGATCTTGTACTGTAGTATTATCTTCAATATAGTGGTCAGTAATATCAGAACGAAGTTCAAATACATCTTCACCCTCAATATCAAATAAAAAACCCGCTACGCCTAATGGTAAATTTTCAGGAGTAACTAAAGCAGCACCTTCAGGTGTATTTGTAAGACCTACAAATATTCCCTGCTCTTCGGAAGGTATTATATTATCAGCCATGAGTTTTAAGGTGTTGCAGGTTTACCATAACCTTGAGGAGTTTGAACATTAACTCTGCCTAAAGTTTTGGTGATGTGATCTGATATTGCTTTACTTGTTTCTTGTGGATTGGTTGCACCATTAACTGTTATAGGAGCATTGACTGTAATCTGAGAAGTTGATTCTGGATTTTTATAAGAACTAAAAGATCCTACTTTAGCATTATACATTAATGATTGACCCGAAGTATTATCTTCTACTGCGGATTTCATAGCTTTAGCAGTCATGACAGCATAGGCTACCATTAATGGAATTATAATTGCCCATCCAGCTGCAGCCAATCCTCCTGCAACTGCAGCACCACCAGCTTCAGCAGCAACAACTTCGCCCGCTACAGTTGCACCTCCTGCTTCAGCGGCGGCAGCTCCACCAGCTGCTGCAGCAGCCCCACCACCAAAGAAACTTAAAAGTTTTAATAATCCAGTACCAATAGTAAAAGCAGAACTTGCGGCATTTAATGCTATTAAAGCTGCAGTAAGATACCCGACATCTTGAGCAAGAGTTACAAAAGATTCTGCAAATTGATCTATCTGTTTATCAGTTAATTTATCTAACCATTTATCAAAATAATCTAAATACTTTTCAAGTGGCTTTTGAAAGTGAGAAAATATTTTAATACCTAAATCAAGAAGCTTAGTTTTAAATTGTTCTATACGGCCATTTAATTCCATCAGCCGCTTATTCTCTTCTTCACTGGCTTCAAACTTCTTATTTAATTCTCCATACTGAATATTAGCTTGGCTTAAGAAAACAAACATATCCTCGCCAATACCCATTTGGCTAGTAACAAAACGAGCCATAGCGGGTTGCATACCTTGTATGCGATCATGTATATCAAGAAGAACTTTTCTTGGATCTTGTCTTGGGTCAATATTGAGTAATTGCCATGGAGCAATGTTACCTTCGCCCAAAGCAATACCTGCTTGAGCCTGTTCAATATTCTTAAAAGTAGTAGCTACTTCATCACCAGCTACACCAAACTTGGCTGCAGCATATTGCCATTGTTGTAAATCTCTAGAAGAGATTCCAGTTACTTGTTGGAATTTAGATAAGGCAACTGAGGCGTTTAATGCTTTATAGGCTATTACTCCAAGGGCAGTAGTAGCTATTGTTAAACGTGTAGCTAATGCACCTGCAAGATTACCGGCAGTTTGAAGACGGTTTTCTATTACAGATAGATTCTGTTCACCGGTTATTGAAAAACGTAACTTAACAAGTAGCTCGCCTATCGTCATGATTTATCCTTATTAAGTTGTATTAAAGTTTCTTCGTATTCGGCTAATGCAATAGTATAATGTAGGGTGTCTAAAATTAAATCAGTTGGCATCCGCAGGATTTCAAGAGGAGTTCCATAACCCTCTTTAGAAAGCCTGAGAGCAATAAAGGTAGAGAGTGGTAATTCACTCTCAATCTTTACGCTTGAGGAGTTACTGCTACTCCGCTTTGCGCCTGAAACAGAGATCCGAGGCTTTCGAAAAAAGGGGCGAGATTGTAAGATAACACCTCCCACGCAACTGGAAGAAAGTCTTTGCGAGCTTCTTCCGTTTGAAACGTGTTTTTCAAGATTCTGAGTGGAGCCTCTGTTCCTGCAGGTGCATAAGTGCAACTGTTCATGCATTTCCAAACCTGCGAATAAATAGCTTTTGAAGCCATCAGTTTTAGGAACGCGTCTTTGAGAACAGATATGTCCATGCCTGCCATAGATTTTAAATCTGTGGTTTGCATTGGAATCTGAACTCCTACAAGTTCCGCGCATAGGGTTTGATATAATGCAGTACCATCCTCGAAATCTGCCATTTGCAGACCGAGGATAGCACCTGATGATAATTTAACTTCTTTCATGGCGATTGGGGATTAGGAAAGAATTATGTGATCTGACGACCTACTTGAGAGAATTTGATCTGATATTCAACAACAGATTGTTTTGTATCACCATCAACATTTGAAGTAGCTTCTAAACGCTTTGTAAATACGCCACCGATTAATGAATATGTGTCGTTAGATACATTACCATTTCCATCACCGATACGTTTTACAAATACGCCATCAAGTAAATTGAATGATGGTAGATCGTTTTCTTGCTGCTGAAGAAGCGTGAGTAAGAAAGCATCATCGCTGCTACCACGGATAAGGTTGATTACAAATTCACCAAGACGACCTGCAGCCATAGTTGCAAATAGCGTGTTGCCATTTTTACCGGGCTTAACAGTTACAA